GTAGGAGCTGTAGTTGACGATTTTACAGGTGATTACCTTCGTCAAGGCGGCCAAAAAATTAATGATAACTTTACTGAACTCTATTCCGAGCTTGGTGATGGTTCGCGTCCTCATCAGGCTGGCGCATGGAAGACCTGGGATGCCGCTGTTGATGGTTTTGTACTTAATCCGCTATTTGGTGAATCATATCACATTGACACTCAAGCTGGACCTGTTACTGTAAATCTTCCTCTGATAGGTTCTGAGCTGGGTCGTGCAATAAAATTAAGTGACATCAAAGGCAGCTGGGCCAGCAACCCAATTACCATCGAGCCTGATCCACTTGATTCTATCAATGGCGCAACATCAACGGTAATCGATGAGAACTTCAGACTTGTAGAACTTATGTCTAGTGAGACTACAGACTGGAAATTCATAGAGGGAATGTTTCACGACAAAATAAACGTCACTGGCACTACTCTGTTAAAACATGTTATTGATATTATAGACGATTCTGATGTATCTGGCTTGCACGCCATTGAAGCGCACACAGACTCAAACATCAATGTTTATCTCAATGGCGTTTTACTGAGATACGATCCTGATCCTCTAGAGCTCGGACCTGGCGGAAAAAGCGAATATGGATCATCATTGACTGCACCCGGCAGCGATACACTAACAGCAATTGGTATGGTTCCATTGCAAATCCAGCTTCGACCTGGAATATATCAAGCAGATGATACTCTGATAATAGAGATTTTTTCTGGTGATATTAGCGGAGCAAGAACTTCATACACAAGATATTCACGTCTACTTGTTAATGCACCGACTGTAAATGAACAGGAGCTGTATTGCTCTACTGTTGTTGCCGACGAATGTCAAAATGTTTTCTTAGGAGTTGGCGGAGCAAATCTGCCTGATTTGCAACTCATTCGACCATCAAACTTTCAGGTGTTTTACAATGGAGTGTTGATGACATCTGAAGGTGAAGCTGGATACACGCCAAGCGGAAATAATCAATACAGATTATTCAAAAGTTCGCCAACAGAACCATATGACACAATTTCTTTTACTGCTCCTACAAATCCACCTTTGTTTGGCACAGATGTTATATCATTTGTGTTATTCAATAATGTCATTGGGACACTGTTGTCAGAAGAAGAAATTATCACCATCATTGATGATATTGCAGTAAGTCAATCTACGCTTGTTTTGAATAACACCATCGAGTATAACAACACAATACCTGATGGTGCCGGAGAAATAAACACCAAAGCCGACAATGTAACTAACATATTTTCAGTTCAAGTCACTATTGACAGCGTTCAGAAGATGTTTGAGTATCTGTATCCAGTAGGGACAATCTATTCAAGCGCATCAAACCCAGCAAATCCTGTTGACTATTTTAAGTTTGGGACTTGGGTTAAATATGGTGTTGGTAGAACATCGTTTGGTCATTCTAATACTGATACAGCTTTTAATGAATGTGGTGAAATTGGCGGCGCATACACAACAACAATTGATGCAACCAACTTGCCAGAAATGGCCGTTACACCTGATGGAACCGTATTGACGCTGGATAATTCTGGTACTGTAGATGTGTCAGGATGTTTACCAGATCCAAACGCCCCAATTGTTTACCCTGCATCTATCAGCACTGGCAATCAGGTTGTTAATGATAACAGTCTGAATACACCAATATCAATTGTACCATCCTATATTGTTGAATACAAATGGGTTAGAGTAGCATAAGGAACTTAATATGACAACACCAACAAGAGATCACAAAGTTGCACGCAGCTATGAAGCATACGGCACTGAATTTGATGCGGCGGGAGCCAATGGCCGTCTAGACCCTTTAGATTTGATTGCCGGAGGACCGTTTACTGCAACTGATACTCAGATAGCCATTGAAGAGGTAATGGAAAGAGTTTTGCCAGCTGGCGATCCATGGGACGAAACATCTGATGGCTCTATTACTGCAAAGTTGTTAGATGACTGGTCAACCAAAAGATTTTATATTGCTAGACATACTGAAGGTGACAATGTTAATGGCGGCACCTGTTTTAGTAAAAGATGGCAACTTCGTGTATTAAATGATGACTCCTACTTCGTAGAGCCAGAACATAAATTAGAGGTTAATACTGTTAGTCCATCAATAATTCCAGCTAAAGCATTAATTTCAGTGCCAGGTCCTGCTACATACAAAGTTACTGCATGGTCAAGTATGAGAAATTCAAGAAATCAAATGATGTTGTCTTTTGGCACTCGCGAACCCATCTCAGCAGGCTCTAGAACACTCGAAAGAGGATATATCAATCCAGTAGAAGCACCTGATGCTAGTACAACTAGAAGTGGCGATTTCGTAACCATTAATCTTGCTGGCCTTATTATGACTAGTAAGAATATTGAAGTTGGAGATATATGTGTTGTCATTGATGAAACTTCCGACAACTCACAGAAAGGCAATCATGTAATAACCGCAGTGACCGGGACCGCACCCAACCGCACTAGTTTCACTTATAACGGCAACGCGTCCGGTGACCCAGGCACAATTAAGTTTTATATCATACCTAAAACTAATGTTAGACGTTTTGGTTCAAGTGAAGACCCAGTTGGCTCTGTAACTACGCGTTCAACTATCACCACCATTATAAAGACCACTGACGCAATTTCATATCTTTCTATGTGGCATTATACTAACGGCAATGTCTCGGGTACTACTGACTTTGGCATAAATACACCATGGGATGAACACAGCGCAACATTTGCCGAGGTCGAGCCAGATATAGAAGGTACATATAACGTGTATGCTGAAGTAATGCTTGAACGCATAGGCTAATAAATAACCTAACTAAGGGACGTTATTATGCCATCAATCAACACACCAAAGCAATTAAAAAATGAAATCTTGAGTCGTCTCGGTTCACCTATCAATACAATTGAGGTGACCGAGGACCAAGTTTATCGCTGCATTGACCGCGCTGTAGAGTTATATACTGAATATCACAGCGATGGTATGAATAAGCATGTCGGTGTTCACCAAGTAACAGAAGCCGAATCAAAATCCGGGTTGTTTGTTTTTGCAAATCAACCTATCATAGCTATCACCCATGTTTACAAATCAACTCCTTACTTGAATGCTTCATGGTACGACGGCGCCATCTATGATACTATGTGGCACTTTGGTGCGGATATGGTTAAACAGTTTCAAATGGGAATGGGATCAGGCGGCAACTTCTTTACCAACCTTGAAGTGTTTTATCAGTACAGAGAATTGCAACAACAAATGATGTCTCCAGATCCAGATTTTGCGTATAATGCGCAAACTCGTCAGCTGAGATTATTTGATACAACCATCGCACCTGGTACTGTATTATTCATAGAGTGTTGGGTTGCTTCTACAACAAAAATTGACAAAACTCTTTTGACACAAGATCAGATTCTTACTGCTAATTCTTGTACGCTCAATCAATACACAGATCAAGTTACTTGTGAAGCAAATGGTGGTTATTGGCTACCTGCTATTCAATCATATGAAAACCCAAATGTTTATACTGGCATTCTAGATGCACCAGGCATGGGAAATGCCGATACATATTATCCGCAAGAATCATTCAACGATCGTTGGTTGAAAGATATGGCCACTGCACTCGTTAAAGAGCAATGGGCATGGAACTTGTTCAAATTTAAGGATCAAGCATTGCCCGGCGGAACTACAGTAAATGCCGATGCTATTATGACTGCCGCGCAATCGGATATTGAAAAACTTAGAGCTGAATTGATGTTGATAGAAGCCCCTTGCGAATTCTGGATGGGATAATATGCCAAATTCGTTATATCCAGCCAATCTATTTGCCACGAATGATGCCGATCAAGATAGATTAGTATCATCTCCTCTGAATAAGTACATGTCGCATTATGTCAATGCTGAATCAATGGATGTGTATGCATCATTGACAGGCGAGAGCATTCAAAAGAACGGCACCGAGATGATATACATGTTGAGAGACATGCAAAATCTCGATTTGATATTTGGTGAAGATCCAACTAACAGTTTTAGCGAATGTTACAGGATTGCAGCATACATTAGTACGCCTGAAGGTTATACTACTGAATCTGCTATTAATAAGTGGGGGCCGGTATATGGCCATGAATTGGAAGTAATTTTAGAGCCCAAGTTGTTTGGCTACCAATGCCCAGTACTTGCATTACACGGCCCAAGAGCTGGTGATTTGATATATTGGCCAGTTGCTGAAACACTATACGAAATTATTTGGTCTAACAACATCGAGAAAGTTCCTTTCTTTGTTCATGGAATGATTACCGGCTCACCACAAAGAAGACTGACACTTCGCAAATTCGTTTACTCTGGTGAAACTGTCGCGACAGATAACAATTCTGTTTATGATAATGGATCGCCTGCAACATTCCCAGGAATCGATGCAATTAACGATATTGAAGACGATCATCTGTTGCCACACGAACACGAACAAATTCAAGAGCAAGGTGATGAGATTACTGCCATCATAGATGAAATCAATCCCTTTGGAATAGTGATATAATGGATGACTATTTTTTCTATAACACGCTGAAAACTTATATCACAGCTTTTGGCAATGTTTTCAACAACATTTATGTAAAGCACGGCAACGGTAATGTTCGCCTTGTGCCAATTCGCTATGCCTCAAAAGAGAAATTTGTAGAGTTTCTTCAGGATCAGGCAGGACAAACTGCACCCTACTATGAGCAAACCGTTCCGGTTATCGCATATGAAATGACTGAGGTTGCATATGATGCCTCAAGACGTATCAATACTCTCAAATCCCAGTATTTTACTGATGAGCAAGGCGTGACACAAAAGGTTATGTCTCCTAACCCATTCAATTTGACTTTTACTGTGTCAATCTATACTAGATATGGCGATGAGATGCTTCAGATTGTTGAGCAAATCCTTCCATATTTTCAGCCGTCTTTCAATATCACAATCAAAGAAGTTCCAGAGCTAGGAATTCTTGAAAGAGACGTTCCAATTCTTCTTACTGGTGTCGCATCAGAAAACGTGTATGTTGGTAGCAAAGATGAGAGAAGACATATTGAATGGACTTTGACATTTGAGGCCAAGGCTTGGTTGTATCCTAATGGCAGTGCCAGTGGTGGCAACTCCAACAATATAATCAAACGTGTGATCATCGATTTTGGAACTGCTTTGACAGCACAAACATTTACTGGTGCAGATTATTCAGTTGATCCATTTGAGACTGCAACTCCAGATGATTATGACATAAAAACTGCATACACATACAGCGAGATTTTTACTGGTGATGGAGTTCCATCAATAAATCTTCCTACAATATCTGATTCTGCTGTTATCCGTAGTGGCCTTCTTACTGTTACAGAAGCACAAAAGGCCGCATCAATAAATTCATACAATTATTATGCAGGTCCTACAACATACAATCAGTATTGCGAAGGTGATGTTCGTTGGGATTTTGGTTGCAATGGTAGAATTATTTTAGCTGTCAGAGCAACTCAATATGCCGGATATTCTGCAACTGTCAATACTATTGATGGTTCGGTAGATATTTTTGCGCAAAATGATGCAAATGATCGATATGTATTAGGAAATTTGCCAGCTGGAAGCATAAAATCCACTGACGAACTTCGCATAGAAGCCAGACAAGATAGTCCAGCAGATGATTCTGTGCTGGTCTATATAAATAACGTAAAGGTATTTGAAGGTGCAGTTCCAGCTGGCTATCTTCAATTGTCAAAAGTTATAGCAGTTGCGGTAATGGCACTTCCATCCATTCCTGAAACTGCACTCGGCTTAAAATGGCTACGTGTAGGATCTTATGCAAAGTGATGATAAAAAGTTTTTGGATGAATTATTGAAAGAAACAATGGAAGGAACTGAAATAGAAGAGCCAGATATTTGTCTCCCAACTATAGTTCCTACGGTGTTCAATCTTGATCATGATAGCGATGTTGATGACGACTATAAATTGGTCAGATCTACTCTTCACGCACAACTACAATTATTCAATGAGGCATCTAGACATGCCCTAATGGGGTTGATTGCGTCACAGCATCCGAAATCTGTAGAGGCCTTTGCTGCCCTAATGGGACAAATGTCAAATACTGCAGAAAAGGTCATCAAAAATCAAAAAGAAGTCAAAAGAATCAGAATGACAAAAGGTGGCGGAGCTCCTGGCGGACCACAGCCTGCATTGTCGTACGGTACAACAAGTGATTTGCTCGATGAGCTCGGCGATGCCACTGATCCAAAGTATATATTGGATGATGATTGATGGCCACGCTAAAGCTAAAACAAATTGGTACTGATACCAGTGATGTCTTTTCTCTAGAAGAGCATTTAGAAAAACTCATAAAAGAAGATGGGTTCAAAGAACTGAAATTGACTAAGGCTCCTGCCTATCAATCAGAAAACATACTTGACTTCACTACATTCAAAGATCGTTATACCAGAAAAACAAGGTACCTCAACGATTCACTTCTAAAGCGCTCTGGCGTTATCATACCATTTCCCGAAGATGCCAAAGTAGAATGGGCTCGTTGTCGGGATAATCCTGTTTACTTCATTCGAAAATACATGCGAATTGTTCATGCAGATGAAGGTTTGGTCATGTTCGATATGTGGGATTTCCAGGAGGAAATGGTAAAGACGATTGACAAAAATCGTTTCTTTATCGCGAAGTGCCCACGTCAGATCGGAAAGTCTATAGTAACTGCCGGTTACCTCCTGCACTATGTTCTGTTTAACAGAGAGCGCCAGGTAGCCATTCTTGCGAACAAGCAAGGTACAGCTATGGAGATTTTGGATCGCGTTAAGAAGGCCTTCAGATACCTTCCTGACTTCCTTCAACAAGGTGTAGTTGTATGGAATAAGGGCGACATCGAGTTAGAAAACGGTTCAAAAATCTCGGCTCATGCAACATCTTCTGATTCTATTCGTGGATTCACATACTCAATGGTATTCATCGATGAGGTGGCGTTTATTCCAACTCACGAATGGGAGGAATTCTGGAGATCAACCTATCCGACCATTTCGTCAGGTAAAAAGACAAAAGTAATAATGGTATCAACGCCCAAAGGCATGAACCATTTTTATGCTATGTGGCAAAATGCCCAACCAACTGCCGGATCAAAGCGCAGCAAATTCGTCCCATTCAGTATTCATTGGTCACAGGTTCCAGGTCGAGATGAGGAATGGAAACGAGAAACTATTGCCAACACTTCTGAAGAAGCTTTCTCTCAAGAACATGAATGTTTATGGGGAGGAACCAAGGTTACACTCAGGGATAAATCAGGTCATATATTCGAGACTACACTAGAAGAATTATATTTTGATCTGCAAAAAGAACACCTAAAAATTGACAATCATGTATAAATATAAAATACATGACACTCAATTAATAGGATATTGTATGAATTATGAAA